GGACTCATGCCCTTGTCTACGTCAACGCCTCTGGTCTCCAATGTGCCACCATTACCGCCAGCGTCACCGGCCCGGGCGTAGCCGTAGTTGGCGATCTTCCAACATTCAGCAACACCAGTGGCACAGCACTCGCCGATAGTGGCTTCAACGCAAGTCAAATCCCTGGCCTTATCCCATCTACCGCAACCGTCACGATCTCGAACAACTCGCCTGGGGTGGTCACTTGGACCTCTCATGGGCTTACCGCCAATGCCGTAGTCTACTTCTGCACCACCGGCGCTCTCCCAACAGGCCTAACCGCATGTAGCACCACCACCGACGGCAACGGTCATGTAAACCCAAACTCCAATCCCACCCTCTACTACGTCGTCGGCTCCTCAATCACCGCCAACACTTTCCAGGTCGCAACATCCATCGCCAACGCCAAAGCCGGTACCTCCGTCAACACCAGCAGTGCTGGCTCCGGCACCCACGCCGGCTTCGCCAACGTCTTCGCCTGCGCTGGCTGCGTTGGCGAATACATCTTCAACATCCCCCCGACCACCAACGGCAACGTCACCTCTAACGCCGACACTGTATTCAACACCATCTCCCTCACGCCAGGGGTATGGAAAGTCGGCGGCACCGGAGGCGTGTTCGGTGCAGCAGGCACCACCTTCAGCACTAGCCATAACAGCATAGGTCTTGGCATCACCACTATCTGCTCTACCCCTTACTGCGGCACGATGGATTGGCACCTTGCCAGCAACAACGCTAACGGTGAGGCCTGGCCATTCACCGAGATCGTCATTCCAGTGTTCTCCACCTCTTCCCTCAACGCCGTGTGCGAACCGGTCTTCGCGGTATCAACAGCAACGTGCTTTGGCGAACTACACGCCGTTCGCATCCACTAAGGAACCCTTATGCCCGAACCAGAACACTCCGCCGAGGTCTACCTCAAGCGTATCGACTCCAACATGAAACTCATCCGGGAGATGATGACCACCGTTGTCACCTATATGCGTGATGCCGAAACCGAGGTATCGGAAAAGATGCGCCGCTTCATCATGTACATGCACGACGTTCACGACATCGCTCATCTCTACGAAGAACGTGGCCTTCCAGTCCCACGCCATGTGATGGAAGAACTAGAACGCTGCGACGATCGCTATCGACAACTCCTCGAAGAGGCCCATATCGATGGCGGTACGTTCGAAAAGGTCCGGCGGGGCATGGCAGATGACCCACTCAATCGGTGGGACCATAAGAGGCAACTAACGAAACCAAAGGAGAATGGAATATGAAACAAGGACGTCCATCTATCAGCGGCCCCCACGACCGCAAGGTTGAGCCCTCCCCGAAGTTCGTAAACCCCGGAGCCGTTTCCTACCTTGGCGAAAAGGTCGGCAACCACTCCACCGACACTGGAGACTTCACCTTTCAAGCCACTCCATGGTCCGGCGGCCGCGGATACAAAGCACCTGGGATTGGACAAAAACGTCACAAGACCGGCTCACAAGGAGAGTACTGATGCGACATGATCTGAACGAAGTCGCGGCCCTTTTGCAAATCCACGAAAAGGCCATGGGCCATCCACGGCTCAAGCCCCTCGCGGACGCGGCGATGAAGGCACTTGAGGACATGGCTGAGGAAACGGCTAGGCCCCAGCCTGAACCAGAACCCGAACAAGTTGATGATCCCAATCTTCCCGACGAAGACCCACCTGCCACAACCATTGAAAGGAAACTCTAATGGCCCGTGATATCCTCGGGGGCTTTGGCCCTAACTCCCGTCAACCCCAAGCCGCAGGGGTGGAATGTGGTGGCATCCTCCCAGGGGACACCGTCGATGTTCGCAACTACAAACCTCCTCAAGGACCAAAGAACATCATGGATCCAAAAAGCCCGGGCCTCCACGGAGTGAACCAAGGCACCACCAACGGCCCCGACAATGGTGGTCCCCACTCCGGCTCCGCTGGCATCGGAGGCACCAACCACGGCTGCTATGGTAGCCAAGGACGGTATTAAATGACCGCACAGGTCGACATGGCCAACCGTGCCCTCCAGACTTGGGGGTCACGGACCACCATCACCGCTGGGCAACTAGCGGCCCAATCCAACAACGAGGCCATTCAATTCAACATCATCTACATCCCCTTCCGCCGTCGTCTCCTCCGGATGGCGCCATGGGCCTGTGCGTTCAACTCCGCGAACCTGAACTTTATCACCTCCGTTCCCGGCACCCCCGAGAACACATCCCCTGCAACACAACTCTGGGCGAAAGGCCAACCGGCCCCGCCCTGGGCCTATGAATACCAATACCCCACCGACTGCCTGCGGATGTGCTGGCTCACCCCACAAACCGCCACCGGCTTCGCTTCCGGCATCCCCATCACCACAGCCGTAACCGGCGGCTCCCCTTCCTTCTGGCAGGGCCCACCAGTGAAGTATGTGGTCGCCGTAGACCAATTCTTCGGCGTCCTATCCGCCGCGGTCGTAGCAGGAGGCACAGGCTATGCCATCGGAGACACTATCACTCTTCCTCAAGCTCCCCAAGGAACCGCTCCTGTTGGAGCCCCAGTGGTTCTCACGGTTCTTACTCTCGGTGGTGGCGGTGCTGTTGCTACTGTTAGCGTTGTTAATGTCCTCAGAGGGGAATCACCATCAATCGGCGGGAGCTACTTCGCGATCCAAGCCAACCCTGTTCCACAATTCTCCACTTCTGGCTCTGGCACCGGTGCGACATTCACGCTCACCCAACAGACGGCACTGACTGATCAACGAGTGATTCTGACGAACCAAGAGTTCGCCATCGGGAACTATGTCAAAGACATCAGCGATGAAAACGTCTTCGATGATGACTTCCAAGAAGCCCTCTCCCTGATCGTAGGTGCCCGGCTCTGTATCGCCCTTTCGGGAGACAAATCCCTCGCGAACTCCAAAATCGCCGAAGCCAACGCGATGATAATCGAAGCCAGAGGCACCGATGCCAATGAGGGCCTGAAGGTTAACGACGTCACCCCCGATTGGCTTCGGATCCGTGGCATCGACTTTGTCGAAGACTACAGTGGCCCCTACAACACCGGCTTCAACTGGGGAGCCATCTGGCCTGGGTTTACCTGAATGAGCGACAACGTAATCCAAACCTCCTTCAACTCTGGCGAGTGGTCCCCCTCACTCTACGCCCAGGTCAACCTGAAGCAATACCATTCCGGTGCGGCTCTCCTGCGGAACTGGTTCGTCGACACCCGTGGCGGCGCCACCACTCGGCCCGGCACCCGCTACGTCGCCACTTGCAAATCCAACAGCATCGTCCGGCCCATTCCCTTCCAAGCCTCGTTCACTGTCTCCTACCTCTTGGAATTCGGCGATGGCTACGTCCGGTTCTTCAACAACGCCGCGCCAGTCCTTGAAGCCGCGAAGACCATCACTGCCATAACTCAAGCCAACCCCGGAGTCATAACCTCCACCGCCCATGGCTACTCCAACGGTGATTGGGTCTTCATCACCGGCGTAGTCGGGATGACCCAACTCAACAACAACACCTACATCGTCGCAGGTGCTACCGCTAACACCTTTACCCTCACTGACCTCTTCGGCAACGCCGTCAACACCACCGGCTTTGGCGTCTACGTCTCTGGGGGCACCGCCCAACGTGTCTACACCATCACCTCCCCCTACGCCGCTAGCGAACTCGCCCAGATCGAATTCACCCAAAACATCAACACACTAATCCTCTGTCACCCGAACCATCCACCATTTATCCTAACCCTCATCTCCGCAACCAACTGGACCCTTGCCGCCATCACCTTTGGCTCAACCATTTCCCCTCCAACGCCAAATTCAACCACCACCTTAGCAGCCGGCACCGTCAACTACGGCTACAAAGTCACCTCTATCGACAACAACGGGCAGGAAAGTGCTCCCTCCGCCCCGACCTTGATAAACAACGCCCAAGACCTCCGCACAGTTGCAGGCTCAAACTCCATCACATGGACCTCAGTAGTCGGGGCGGTAAGCTACAACGTCTACAAAGCTGAACCATCCTATGCAGGCTCCATCGTCGCCGGCGCCATGTATGGCTTTATCGGTAATCTAACCGGCGTAGCTTTCGTAGACTCCAACATCAATCCCGATTTCACTCAGGGCCTACCTGTAGTCCTAAACCCCTTCGCTGGCGCTGGCGTCTCTGGCATTACCATAACCGCTGTGGGATCAATGGGAGGAAACTCCAACGTCCCTGTGGTCACCCTCTCAGGCGGGGGCGGCAGCGGTGCAACCGCCCAAGCCACTGTGAATTGCATCTCCGGTACAATCGACACCGCTGGGGGTAACTATACCATTGGCGATATCATCTTCCTCCCCGCTGGCGTAGCGATACAAGTCACCGGAACTGCTTTTACCGGTGTGTCTTCTTTCATAATCATCAACCGAGGATCCGTTAACACAGGATCCTCCACCCCTGCCAATGCGGTTAATCAAGTCTCCACAACCGGTAGCGGCTCTGGCTTTAGAGCTAATCTCGTTTGGGGCCTTGCAACGTTAGTAATAGTCAACGCCGGTACCGGCTACGCCACCCCGCCAACTGTGTCCTTCTCATCCAGTATCTCCGGTGCCTCAGCTATCACTTTCCTTGGCGCCGCGTCCTCCGGCAACCCAACAGTCCCTGGGTTCCACAACCAACGCCTCGTCTTCGCCGGCCCAGTCAGCAGCCCACAGCAATTCAACTTCTCCCAACCCGGAGCGTACTTCAACTACAACATCACCTTCCCGACCCAAGGCGACAACGCCATCCAAGGCAACCTTGTCTCCGGGCAACTCAACACCATCCAATCCCTAACCTCCCAACCCCAGGGCCTGATAGCTTTCTCCGACAAACAAGCTTGGTTAATCAACGGAGGCTCCGCCGGCACAGCCGTATCCGCGGTACAAATCGTTGCCAATCCACAAACCTACAGCGGCTCCTCGGGCATACAACCAATCGTTGTCTACGACAACATTCTCTATGTTCAATCAAAACAATCCACAGTTCGAAACCTTGTCTTCAACTTCTACACCAGCGTCTACACCGGCACTGACATTTCCATCCTATCCAACCATCTCTTCTACGGCTTTTCCCTCAACCAATGGGCATGGGCGGAAGAGCCGTTCAAGCTTGTCTGGGCCGTTCGCAACGATGGCCAGCTTCTCTGTCTGACTTTCCTAAAGGACATAGATATCATCGGATGGACACACTCTGACACACAAGGACTGTTCAAAGGCATTGCAACGATAACTGAATCAACAACATCAATCGGTAACGTCGATGCTATCTACCACGTAGTCCAGCGGACTGTTCAAGGCCAGATTGTAAACTACATCGAACGTTTCGTAGAGTTGACCTATCCGAGTGATTACAAATCCTCATGGCAGGTGGACGCAGGGATCGGCTACAACTCCACTGCCGCAGTGACCTTCTCAGGGGCCCAGCACTTGGGAGGCCAAGTCGTCACCGGTCTCGCCGACGGCGTTGTTATCAACTTCACTATGCCCCTTTCGGGGACCTTCGTCTTCGGAGGTGGGGGCACCCCAGGCCTTACCGCTATCGCTTCGGCCTCAATCGTTACCGTAGGCCTTTCCTTCCTTCCACAACTAGGCACCCTCCCCCTCGATTTGGGCGAACCCACAGTTCAAGGCAAACGCAAAAAGGTCTCTGCTATAACCGTGCGGGTCCGCAACGCCCTTGGCCTAACCGCTGGGCGGAATATAGACAGCGGTCAGGTTCCAATGCAGGACCTCGTCCTTGGAAACGTCGGGACCATGTCCAATCAAATCGTTACAGGCCTCGTGACCGGCGATGCCAGGACCATTGTCGACCCCCAATGGGATGTCTTTGGTCAATACTACATCCAACAACCCAATCCCTACCCGGCCTCTATCCTAGGAGTGATCCCAGAAATCGAAGTAGGGGACACAGGGAAATGACCACCATCGTGTCAAAACTAGAAGGCCCCCTTTCGCAGATAATCCTGGCCGA